ACACCTGCGAGATACCGGCATCCGTAGCCTGTGAATCCAAAAGCTCTTGTGCAGCCTCGGGCGTTAACTGAGTTGCTCTGGCCTGCTTGTGCGCCTCGATGATGCGATCGAGGGTTGCCTTGTTTTCCTTGGCTCGGTTCACCTTTCCCATGTTCGAATACATGACGGGACCGGCCGAAATACCGCCAAGTACAACCATTGCTTTGGCCGTCTGAATAGCGGTTTCCTGCAGACGATCGAAGAAAGCCTCGGCTGTCAGTTCGCTGTCAATTCCGCTCCAAGCCTTGCCGAGTTCCTCGCCGACAATTGAGTTCACTTCCTGAATGACTTCGGTTGCAACTTCCTGACCGGTTCCCAAAGCCAAGCTCTTGCCGGCACCAACCAGAGCCTGCCGCACCGTCAAATCCTCAAGAGCCGCGGTTGCCTTGGATCCAAACTTGGCCATGATCGGATCCAGCACAGGCTTGGCTGCCTTGCCCAGAATATGAAGGCCTGCAAGTTCCGTGAGGGAATTGAGCAACCCCACACCGGAAGCAACGACTGCGGCCTTGTCGTACTCAACGCCAGCATCGTACTGTTCCTTCAGATTCAGGCCACCTTCGATGCGGTATGTACCATAAGCCGCCGCACCAAGAGCCGAGGCACCGGCCAAAGCTTGACCCGCAACGGGAACTGCGTTTGCAGCCATCGCCGCAGTGCCAAGAGCCGCCATAGCCGCGCCGCCCTCGTACCCTTCGGCAAAAGATTGAATCATGGTGCCGACAACCTGGGAAGCACTAAACAAGAACCCCGTGTCATCGCCTTGAAGCATTCGTAGTTCGGCATCGCGCTTGCGGTCTTCTTCTACGAATTCCTTGCTCGGAGCATGATCTCCCAGACTTGCCCAGGCTCCGCCCTGTTCGCCTAACAGGCGACCGGACTGATAGCCACGTTTGATCGAAGAGCCGATCTCGGACAACCCCTCCTCGATACTGGCGACCAAAGAGGTGTCATCTTGGAAGGCCGGCGCATCGTATGGGTGATCTCGAAACCACTGAGCTGCGCTCGGTGCCGTAGCCAGCACATCCTTTCGAGATTGCTTTTGAGCCATTGACTTCATGTTGTCAAAGTCCATGTCTACAGCTGTTCGCGTCGTGCCCAACTTGGCAGCGATGCCTCTCGACTCTGCTGCTTTCATGGCATCGCCGTCGAGCGCTTGAGCCCCAGGCGCAATGGTGTCCGATTCAATGACATCAAACGGGTCAAATTCCGACGGAGAGTTGGTCGGCGTCATTCGAATCCGTGGTGCCAGACTCTGTTGAGCAGGCTTGGCCTCAAAGGGATCAAACGTATCAATAGTTTCCTGCATGGATTACTTTCCGAAAAGGTTGTGCACAATTTGGGCTTCGATCACTTCATTAGTGATATGCGCCGGCTTGCCTTCATCAAAACGCTTCTGCTGCACTTGCAAAACCTGCTTACGAGCTTGCTCTCTAAGGTCATCAGGCCACCCTGCTCCTGCTGCAAACGAAGCAGCCGCTCGTCTCTGATCCTTTGTGGCAGACTGCCAATTGGCAACTCCAAACTCCTTCAACAACATTTCGGCACGTGCACGGTTGTCGCCTGTCCCATACACGCCGGACTCCAAAAGAACGCTGGACACATCCTCTTCAGGATTTTTGGCAATGACCTTGTAGCCTTTGTCGGCAAACAGCCCAGAGCCCGTTGTAAAAAGCGTCTTGATGATTTGATCCTGATTGGCTTGTGGGACGCCATCCGGATACTGCTTGCGCGCCGACTCGAACAATCTGTCGCCAGCTAATCTCAATTGCTTGGCCTTTTCCGTGTTGAGCCCTTCAGCAACAATCCTTGAATTGAGTTTTGCTTTGAAGTCATTAAGAGAAGCATCGCCTGCTTTCTTCTGCAAGCCCTTAAGCTCGTTCATGTCTGCTTTCGTAAGCTTGGCCGAAAACTGGCGCAAGTCCGCTGAAGCAAACCCTTCTGGATTGAACTCGTATTGCTCTTTGAGATAGTTGTAGGTTTGCTGATCGGAAACGCTCGGCACCTTGCCTAGCTCCAGGAACACGCCGTTGCCGTCAAACAAGTCTCGATACTTCTTAGGGTCGAGCGCACGCATCTCGGCCTGGATGTCTGCGGGGATCGGCTCGCCCTGATCATAGGCACGCCAAACCATATCTTCGAGATCCTTGACTCGTTCCTTCTTGGCTTGGTCGATTTGGTTGTATTCGGCCTTGATCAACTGTTGAACCTTGTCCTTGTATTTGTCTCCAAGGTTTTCGGTGAGCTTCATGGATTCCTGCTCCGTGAGCCCCTTGGCCATGATGTTTTCAGTCAGACGCGTGATGTTCTCCGAGTCTTTCTTAATCTCGATCACATCCTTGAGACGCGCGATCTGAGCCGCTGTCATTTCGCCTTTGTTCGCTCTGAGATAGTCGCGGCCAGCCTCTGCACCCAAGTTGGTCACAATGGACGAAGCCTTGTCGAGATGCAGCGCACCGAGCGTTGCCGAATAATCAGGCGGGACGCCCTCACGATCTGCTTTGGCTTTCGTGAGGCTTCGAATGGCCGCGAAGCCGGACTGCGATGTGGCTTCATCGTCAGACAGCGCCATCACGCCTGCCTTGTTCAAAGAATCAGCATGAACAGCTTCCGTATATACCTTGTTCTGACGAATAACCCAGCTGTTGACAGATTCACGCAGGCCTTGACGCATTTGATTTGAAATGCTCATGATGGCCATACGCTGGCGAGCATTGCCTGCCTTTTTGATGATTTCATCAGAGGCAAGTTTGTACCGCTCATCAACCTCGTCCCAGAGCGGTCTGTTGTCAGGGCGCTCCAGTGCGTTGTTTCCCTCAAGCTTCTCGTAGCCGTTTTCGCCCGATGTGATGTCAGTAACCGCGTCCTGCAGTTGGTTGCTCATATCCATGATCCGGGTCTTGTCGACCTGATCTTGGAACTGACGCATTGCCGCGGCAAACTTTGTCTGATTGCGATTGAGTTCTTCGGCTCGATCGTTCGCCGTTGACTGCATCATCGGAGCGCTGACCAACCCCGTCTCAACTTGCCGCTCTCCCTGCACGCCAACGGCGTAGGGATTTGGAACTTGCATTGCCATTTCACTCTCCCTTAGCCAGCTGAACCGCTACCAAACATGCTCGCGATGCTGCTGAAATCGAAAGATCCGCCGCCACCGCCTCCGCCCGAAGACCCACCGAACATTTCAAAGCCCATCATGGCTGATCCAACGAGCTGGGAAAGTGCGGCCGCCCAAGGTTTGATTTGATTTGCCGAAGCACGAACGGCAAGTGCCTGGGAGCGAGAATTGGCCGCCTGGCGTCGATAACCGAACGACTCTGTTACGGCATTGGCCATAACCTGATTGACGCTCATTTCCTTAGCAATATCTGTGCTGGTAAGGACGCGAGCACTGGATCCGACTCCGACCTGCAAGCCAGATGCCCCCATTGAGGCGCGTTGTGACGCTTTGGCTTGACCTGCTTGGAACCCGATGGAAGCCGCCTGCTGATAACCGGCGCGCATGGCGTCATCGGCAGCCGTATCAAGCGCCTTGGTTTGCAGGTCAATCAGTTCGGCCTGCATTCGCATGATGTTTCTCTGGCGACGCGCATCGTGGTAGGCCATAAAAACGCCTACCGTGCCGGCCTCCGCCGCATAGCCCAACTTCATACCACGCACGAAGTTTGAGCCTCCGGACGGCATGTCCTGAATGGATTGGCCGACGTTTCTGAATGCTCCATAGGCTGTCATGTCCTGATAGCCTGAGGAGCTTAAGCCCATAAAATTGGACGGCATAAGGTACCTCTCAAGTTTCCTTGGAAGGTACCCCAGTGCCGCCGACTTCTATGGACAGATCAAACTGAGACCTCAAGTGTCAAGGACAACACTTCAAGAGGAAGCGGATTGCTTTGCCTCAGACAAATGCTGCCGCTGTCTGACCACTTTCCGTAGAGCTGTAAGTCAACAATACCGCTCACAAGCTCAGGAGGTTGCCCCGGTTGTTCTGTTGTGCGCTGCTTGTGTTCGACCAAATCAGCCTCGTCAAAAGTTGGTCCTGCAAATACCCCTGAGGAATCTTTGAGCCTTAGGAACGCACGCGAGACATTTTTCGTGTTGGCAGAGCCGTAACCGGGTGTCTGAATCGTCACTGGAAGCGTCTTTATGTCTGACGTGTACGGCAACCCAACCTGAACAATCGAAGCGGGAGAATCCAGCGTGATTTTGCCCTTGGTAACCACCTGCTGAGGCCGAACGGCACCATCTGCCAGAATGGACACCTTCTTTCCTTCAAGCCAAGTCAGACCACTGATCTCTGTAGTTTCAGGTCCAACGTATTGTCCTGCGCAATCCACAAAGATTGCATTCTCCAAACGCTCGATCTTGCGGGTATTCATTCGCTCAATGTACCGAACAACCTGCCCGTTGATCTCTCGACGCACCACGCAATAAAGATGATCCTCGCCATCTTCAATCACAGAAGCACACGACTCAAAAGTCCCGTCAGTTGTGTGCTGATGCCACGCACCAATGGCCTGTTCCGGGATGTATGTCAGACCCAGCAGTGAGCCATCCGTTGAAACGAACCACATGACCGGCTGCGGGCTTCGGCTCTGGGCGGAATCCACAATGTCTTTGAAGTCGAAAAGATGCGTGGAGCGCAGACTCAAATCGCCGGGGATGTAGCCGCCTTTTTCGTACTGGTAGCCAAGCTCCCAAACGTGACCGCCCTGGCTGCCGACATAGAGCACGACGTTGTTGACCACCAGAGGACGAACAGTGGAAGCCCCAACCGAAGATTGAACAACGGCGTTGACCGAGTCAGGCGTAATGGCATCATCGTTTTTGGTTGAGATCACAGCAACAGACCCGGACGTAAGCAAAAGCATTTGCCCCAGCGACACAATGTGCTCAATTCCGTCAAACTCATTTGAGGCAAGGCGCGCGTAGACCTGATCGTCATCTTTGTACGGGAGCGAATAGCTCATATCCGTTTCGCTACCAGTGCATGTCATGACAAAAGACTGCGGATCCGAAGACATACCGGCAAAGCACTTGCGCTGCTCAAAGTACCCTACTGCAGCAGGGTAGTTTCCACCAATGTCCACCACGGCTTTGAGCACAGCTCCGGAACCTGTGTCCGATACCACACTGATTGTCGGCTCCGTGTAGTTTTGTCCGGAGGATTTCACAATCACGTCCGTAATCACCCCGTCCTGCACAACCGGAACAAGCTCGGCACCGGATCCTGTTGTGTCACTAACGGACAACGTGATACCCGAGGTCTGTACCCCAATCTCATACGTGTACCGATGTGCGGTTACAAAAACCAAAACAGAAGAAGTCCAGTATGCGCGAATCGCGGGCGATACATACCGAGAGCCGGGGGTTTTAACAGTAATGGACTTGATCCTGACGGTCGTCGACGAGTAGTAATCACTGCCGCCGGAGTCACTGCTGCTATCCACTCGATTTCTGGAATAGCTCACATCAAATTCAACGGAAAGCTCTCCTCCGGATCCGGGCCCGGACAGATCAACCAATTCGATTCGTTCAAGGGCAGCCGCTTTGATGGCCTCGGCGTCGGGATAGGCGGGGTAATTGGATGAACTGTGCGACGTTCTCTGCCAAATCGGTTCTCCGGAAGTAGCCGAGCTCGGCGTGTAATTGAGTTTCTTCAAGGTATCCGCAGATGCATCCTGCCCTTTCCCCAGGGAGCAACTTTCTCGTTTGGTCGGACGTGACGCGTTGAAGCCCGCAGAGATTTGAATGCCCCGATCGTGATACACATAACCGGAGCCACCGTTTTCAATCGTCACATCACTGATGCCACTGGCCGTTTGAAACACATCGTCAAGGCGACGGGGCGTGATGTCGGTTTTGGGATCAATACCGTCATCAATGATAGAGAGCTCTTCTGTGTCGCCGATGTAACCGTAAAGCCCGCCCTGATTCTTGTAGACGCGATAAAAGGTTGCGTCGGGCACTGCATCCCACGAAATCTGAACCGTTGTACCGGTTGCATATAGATTGGCCGTCACACTCACAGCCTCAGACGCAGCGCCTTCTTCCGTCTTATCTGAATTCAGAGCCGAAACCTTGTACTGAAACGTGTATTTGTCTGCGTTGCTATCGCTTGCGGCTTCAGTCTTTCGCTCCACTTTGACGTTAGTCGGAGTACCAAGCTTCAGTCCAAAATTTGGGGTTTCAATTCGCCAATCAGTCAGAGCGTAACGCTTGAGCTCCTTGGGTGGATAAGAGTTATGAACGAAAGTCAGAACGTCATTGCTCTGCACGTAATGCAGAGCAAACAGATCCTCGGCTGCCCAAGGCGTTTCAATTTCATACGGTTCACCATCTTCTCCCAGCAGCGTGGCACCAAGCGTATGAAATCGCGCGTACTTGTCGCCAAGCTCAATGACCATTGTCTGCTTGTTGTTGAAGCGGAACGGAATGAGTCGAACTGATCGGTCAGGGTACTTCGCTGCACGCACAAACGAAAAACCCGGTCGGTTCTGCACTGGCCCCTGAGGCAAAACGAGGAAGTTCAAGCATCGTGCCAGCCCCGTTTGATATTTCTGGTCATCCTGGCGACCGTACATGCTCTCTGAAATCTCGCCGCCGGCAAAACTCATTTGAATTGCCTTAGTGGAAGCCATAGAACGTACCTCCCGTGTAGTCCCCCATGAACTGAGTCCGCATGTGAATGTCACTGCGCTGTTGCATGGCGTCGCTCGTGATGGCTCTCCCAAGCTCATACTCGTATAGCTTGAGCTGATCCTGAGCCTGTGCCACGCCGGTAGCCCCCGGCATCATTGCACCGGCTAAAAATGCCGCCAATCTATGAATCAGCGCAGACTCAAAGTTGGGGCTGAAAAGCGAAGAGTTCAGCTGCGAACTCACATACTTCACCCAGATGCTGGGCTGGGCAGATACGACACATCGGACACCATTGACCTGCTCCATCGCATACGGGATCGGAAGATTTAAAGCCTCCTCTGAGTAGGCACCTACCAAATACAAGCAATCGGACGGCAGAACGTACGCGCGTTTGGTCGCCTCACCTACAACTTCAGCGGTGGAGCGTACAAGTCTTTGTCGTTTGATCGCAAAGCTAAATGGGTACGCCGTCAGCGCCTCCCTCAAAGCCATCGGATAAAAGCGCGCACAGTGGTCGGCCTGCGCGGAACCTTCGGGCGGGTCAATGCTCGAAACCGTGCCGCGATCACCGAGAAGGACAAGCGCACGGTTGCAAATATCTACAACGGTTGCCATTTTTAAATCCCTACAAAAACGGGGGCGCACGGCCCCCGAAGCACAATCCTTTCAGATTGCGAGATGAAGGATCACCTCCTTAGTTGGCTGCGTAAGCCTCAATGCCCTTGGCAGACTGAGCCGCGAGCGTGAAACCCGCTTCGACCGCACCGCCCATCGTGGTGCCGGTAGCCACAAGCTTGAGGTAGCGGCCGCAACCGGGCGGAACATCGATCACCTTCTGCGTACCCACATCATCGTTGGCGGCGAAACTGGTCGCGCCCACTGCGGAGTACGTGCTGTTGTCATCAGCGGTCTGGAGTTCGATCTTCGTTGCGGCCGTGACCTTAGTCGTAACCGTGACCACAAAGACGCCCGGGCCTTCGGCAATGCCAGTTGCGCCCAGATCGATCACATCCGAATCAACAGATGCGCCGGTCAGCGTCATCTTCACGTAAAGGTTTTCATCAAATCGCATGGCTTGTCTCCTTATTTCACTTCGGCTTCGGCCGTCGAGATGGCGTCACAGATTTCGATCGGGATGCCAAAGAAGTTCGCCTGAAACTGCTCAGCGGCCTCCTTGATGCTGAGGCAATTGCCGCTCTTTTCGAGAGCAGCAAGTTCGAGCATTGTCTGAATGTCGCGCGGGACATAGATCTTGAGTCGAGAGTGATACTTCGCCTCGATCTTGTTCTTCGCTTCGATCATCGCCTTGATGAGCGCGTCACCCGTCGTGGCCGTGCCGGAGAGGGAGATGTTGCAGACACGCGCACAACCGCGCCAGTCGTCGATCATCGTGCCGGCCTGCCACTTGTAGTGGGTGCGATAGGCTTCGTACATGGAGCCGTCTTCCTTCGTCACCGTGACCTGCCCCTTGTCGGTCTTGGAAAGTCCTGCCTTCGATCCCTTCGGGAAGATCCCGTGGAACACAGAATGCGAGATAAAGTAGATCGAGGTGAGATTCGTGCCCGTGCCGCCACAGGAGACGACGTTGCGCGAAGAGGCGGGCGGCTTAGTGCCAGTCGACAGACGGTTGTAGCGCGCGGAAATCCCCATGAAACGTTCGGGCGTCTTGTCAGTGTCGCCGTAGAAAATGGTCTTCGCCATTTCCTGCCCCATGGCCTCAATGAACGGACGCTCTTCGGAGAGACGCCATTCGGCCGTGTTGCCGTTCAGGTCCGCGAGGTCCTTGTCAACTTCGGAATAGGCTTCGAGGTTGCCACAGGTGTCGGTCACCTGGGCGGTCGTGCTCTTCGAGGGCTGCACACCGCCGTAAAGCTTACGCCATGTCACAGAGGGAAGGCCCGTTCGGATCGTGTGCAAAAAGCCATCCGTTTTGTTGCACTCGACAAAACCGAGATCACGAAGAATCGGAAGTTCCTGGTTGAGGATTTCCGCGATCGGAGCAATCTTGCCGTCAGCATCCAGACGAGACACCAAGTCGGCAAGCGTTGCGTACTTACTTGTCTTCACTGCCATATGTCACCTTTTAGTTCATATCTGAGTTGTCATAGAAATTGGCCAAAGGATTGCGAGCGGCAGCAGGGGTTCCTCGAACCACCACATCGTCAGACACGCTTTCCTGAATTCGCTTGAAGGCTCGGATCACACCGGGATGGCAGTCAAGTCCGACCTTGACAAAGAGAGCACGGGTTTCCGGATCCACGAACTTTTTGAAGGCCTGCCCGGCGCTTCGCTTTGTGGCAGCCCAATTGACACCGCCCATTTCCTTGTCAGCTCTGCCTTGCGCCAAAAACTGCTTGCGAACCTCTCCAATTCGCTCTGCATTGCGCGCTTCAAGCACCGGCGTCATCTTGGAAGTAATGGCGCGGAACGCTTCCGGAGAAACCTTCAACTCTTTGCAGACGTCGGCAAGCTGTCCCACAACCTTGTCGTCAAGTGTCACGCCTTCGGGCAATTCGATGCCCTCAGTGGAGTAATCTGCTTCCGACGCAGCACCTTCGCCATTGTCGTCCTCGGCTCCGATGCCCTGTTCTTCCGGTTCGCTCTCTGCAGAATTGCCTTCTGCGGGCGTTCCCTGAGTATCGTTCTGCTGCTCAGTTTGAGGTTCATTACCCTCAGTAGCTGCGACAGCTCCGATACCACCCTCGGCTCCGCTCTCCGCGGAAGGTGACGCTTCTGTGGTTGCAGCGCCTTGAGTTTCTTCTGCCACTTATTCGGCCTCCTTCATAAGCATTCCAAAGAGTTCGGCATCTGCCTTAGTCAGTCTCTGAGCCAGGGCGAGACCAACGTCTCGACGCCCGGAGAGAATTGCCATTCGCACAGGCTCGACTGAGGTAACCGACTCGTTAGTCCCCGCAAGGTTTAAAACCCACCGGAGCGCCTTTCGTCCGCCGGCCGAGCGCATGATCTTTGCGAATTCCGCATCAAGCAGCTCGTCTTGCTTCTTGGCTTCCTCAGCCTCTTTTTTGAGCCTTTCCTGCTCAGCAAAGATGCCTTCGTCCTCTTGTGTGAAATATTCGTTCATGTGCCTTGACTTATATGGACAAGCCTTAACCGGCAGGAACTTCTTCGCTCATTTGCTGTAAGCCCTGGCTGTCGGCGGCGGCTCCAACATCCTTCATGATTGAGGCCGCGTTCTGGATCTGCTGCTGTTGCAGCATGGCCTGCTGCTGCGCCTGTCGGTTCTGACGGATAAGCGCCAGACGATTACCGGCAACAATGAGAGAAGGCGGGATCCCGTTCATGTCCGCCAGTTCGTCGATCACGGCGTCTGTATCAAGCTTGTCCAAAGCACTCGGATTGAGCTGTGCAATCGCACCGATTTGCGTCACGGTATTAACGATGCCTTGCATCGAAGCGTTCTTTTGCTGTTTGGCTAAAACGCTGATGTACTCGACATTGAGCTCTTTACCGATAAGCTCATCGGGAGGATCCGGGAGTTGATCCTGCTCAACCATGAAATTGAATGCCGTCGACACCAAAGGATCGAGTAGCTCCGAGTGAAGCCGCTCAAGCACCGGTCCAAGCAAAAGAACCTTTTCCTGCTCCAGAGCCTGTACTTCTGTTGCCGTTCGCTGATCCCCGGCCGAAGCCGCGATCATCTGGAAAACGTTCACAAAGAAGTAGCGCTGAATCTCCTGCTTGCGAGCCTCGATAAGCATCTGCAAAGCAGCGGGATCGCCTGACGCTTCCCAGGCGACACGCAAAGCGGCCTGTTCATTGGCATTCACGGGGATTAATCCGCCCGGACGGAATTCATTGAGCTTGCCCTTGTAGGATGCGGGATAGGATCGCGGAGGATTGCTCTGGTAATCAACGAGAGTCGCAAGCCTTGCCTGCAAACGCTGAAGGCTCTTGCTCGCCGACAAAGCTCTGGCACCGGGGCCTCGGCCATAGACGGAAGAGCCGCACGTCATCCACCGCGGGCACATGACCGGGAACGAATCGAAGCCTGATTCGGACAAGATCGTCTTGTCCTGGCCGTCCTCAAAGTAGATGCTCTTGAACGGCTTGTTGAGTTTGTCGCGCTTGGTTTCGTCCCTTTCCCAACGTGGCTCAATGGCGTGAATCACGTCAAACCGGTGAAACGGGTCAGACTCGTATGCTGTCTTCACCGCCTGGGAAACCTTGTCTAGCCCCCACTGCTGAACCATCTGCTTGGCCGTCATCCGGAACTTTCGGTACATCGTATCGACGGAGCCGTAGGGATCAGCAGAAAGCCAGTATTCGCCGACTGTCAGATTCTGCAAAGACAGGACTCGATTCGGGTGAGACTGAACAATCGTGCATGACTGCCCGAAAACGGGTAGTTCCACATAGCTCTGATGCAGTGCGTTGTAGACCTCAGCCTTGGCAAACAGCATGAGCATCCGCTTTTCGACCTCACCCAGATATTCTTTAACTGCGGGTTCGCTGTCGAGTTCCGGATCGAGAGTCGTAAGTTTTAGCCAGGGGCGAGACGGAGACGACACACCGGTGAGAAGCCCAGCAGCTAGGATGTCTGCGCAACAAGTTGCCTCAGCGTCATACAATCGCGCATAGCGCTTGCCGCCCTCCGTCTGTTCCTCACCTGTAAAGATGCCAAGATCCGGAGTGATGTAATCGCGGATGTCTTCCCACAATGGTTCCCATTGTGAACGCTGATCCTTGAGCTCCTGAAATCTCCGGAACACAGATTTCGGGTCAGTTACGGGCATTAAAGTCCCCCAAGGAGCTGATTGCCTTTACCGAGCTTTGTCGGATCAATGGGGGCGCCCGCCGTTCCTGTGAGCGACGTACTGCCGAGCCCCTGCGAGGTGTTGCCCTGGAGCAAGCCGTCAATATCCGGCTGACGCTGATTGGCCTTGTTGCGCGCCTGGTCTTCCTGCTCCTGCTGCTGACGCTGCAGTTCAAGTTGCTGCTTGGCAAGCTCTTCCTGTTTGCGGCTGGAATCATTGCCGAAGATGTCTTCCACAGTTCCCAAAAGCCCGCCGGTGATTGCGCCAAGAATGCCTCCACCCATCTCTAAACCTCTCTGAAGTAAACAACCTGTTTGGCGAGATACGGTCTACGGGCAAGCGCATGATCCATGCCGCTGCCTTCATGGACTGCCCATTGAAAGATCTTTGCGCCGCGCTTCTTTGCCTCTAGTTCAGCGAGACGGAAAAGCTTCCCGCCAAGCCCGACCTTGCGGTATGCAGGCGTGCAATAGAGCGTGTCGTTGGTAGCGATAAGCTCGCACGTGTGCTGATGTCGTGAGACAAAGACGGACACCAACCCCACGGGCTGGTCATCACCGTTGAAAGCCACAATGGCAAAAGACGGAGAACCCTCGAGCGCTTTGTAGAGCGATTCGTCCAACCGAAGCTCTGCGCCACAAACGCCTGTCTCTCGGAAATTGGCCTCGATCAGCTCACGGCAAATGCGCGTCACCTGCAAAGGTGTTACTGTTTCGTATCTCATGCCGGCGATGGTCGCACGGCAGAGTTGACCTATATGGACAAGAAAAATGAGAACAATACTTGCCTTAGTCGCGGTCCTGGTTGTTTCCGGATGCACAACGGTTGATGATTTCGTTGCTCTTACTCCCGAACAACGCGCAGAAAAAGCCTGCCTAAATGTCACGGAATTCAAGCAGGAGTACAAAGAACTTTCTGCTCTGTCCACGAATATTGTTCAAACGCAAATGGACTTGAATCGCGGCTACAAGATTCATAAACAATGCCGCACAGTGCAAACGGCAGGCAACGCACAGACAAATTGCTATCAAACGTTCAGCGGAGTGCAATGCGACACTGTTACCGTCCCCAACTATCAAACCGTGTGTGACGAAATTCCTGTCGCCATTAACCCTGAGTTTGAAACTCAGAAGCTGGAAAAAATGAAAGAGCTCTATCCTGTTTTGAAGGAAAGGCTCCAGCAAAAATACAACGCCTGTTACCAGACAGTTCTTCAAATGACCCCGGATCAAGCTTTTGCTGTCTGGAAGAGTCGGACTAAGCCTTCGATAACCATTGCACAATAACCCACGTCCAAATCAAACGATATTTATGAATGGGTATATGAAACCACATTTGTTGGCAATTCTTTGTTGTGCTCTCGCATTAACTTGCGACACCTTTGCGGCCGAGAACAACTCTGCTTTGTTCGGAAAAACTGCCGATACTGTTAGCGAGCCCAGCAAAGAAAAGCTGTCAAAACCAAACAAAATATTGGCGAAGGCTAGGCACGGGAAAGCGTCGTGGATGAAAATCCAAAAATGTTTCTCAGAGCATTATGAGGAATACGAAGACGGAATTTCTCCCTCGTCAGATATTGCGCGAGTTCTAACTCAAAGGTGTTTCTTCTACATACAACAATACCGTGAATACAGTTCGTTGCCTGAAGATTGTTATCACGTCCCCCCAGAAAAAATGTACCTTGATGTCAAGTGCATTAAAAAAATAACCAGACACCATAAAGTTGACGATGAAGACATTGTGGACGCGATGAAATTCGTGCTTTCCAAACGAGTTAACAAAAAGTAGCGCTCAGCACCTAGCTCAAAAACCGTCTGAAAAAAAATAAACCCCGCCGAAGCGGGGTTGCGTGGGATCAATTACTCAGCGTTACGTGCTCCCAGTGTTTGTAGCACTCAAGCGACTTCACTGGGAGCCCGACCTCAAGATTTTTCTCCATCCTCCTTAGCAGGATTCCTAGCAATCCACGGGAATTTCTGCAACAGCTCATGAATGGGGCTTCCTGCCGTTTGTTTATCAACATGTCTCAGTGGTTGCTCATCAAGTCTGTCAAGAATCGTAGTAAGTAGCCGTACCCTTAATTCATTATTGATTTCATCTTCCTGCGCAAAAGCTTCAATTTCTTTTCTGAAGCCCTCAAACGAGGCTGCGGTAGCTGCCTTGAATGCATAGTCCTCACTTAATCTGAAGTTGTAGCCAACCTGTTTTGTCGCTAACCAAGCAATCCAAACAGGGGCGGCTATAGCTGTAACAGAAAGTAGACAATTTATCAAAAGATAGAAATCAGACACCGGTTCCTTTGATGACAACAGAGCAAGCATTGAATCAAATCTGAAATAAGCAATCGCTGCGGCAATCACCAAAGAGATAATCAATACAATCACCCAATTGGTCTGACTATTCTTTAGTGCTTGTTTCTGAGCTTCAAAATCCTTGGCAAGGCCTGCACTCGTTGCTGATGTCAGCGCTTTTTGAGCATCATCAAGAATTTTGGCTATTGTGGCCAAATGGCGATCCACGGTTTCTTTTTGCTTCTGGCACTCCTCTCTAATTGTCGAAATTGCTACTCGATCATCTTCGGAAATTTTGCGATCACTCTGAATCTTTTTTGCATCTTCATCAGTTTGGGCTAACAACTGATCTAATTCAGATTGCTGACTTGCGAGATTTTCTTCAAATTCAGTTAATTCATTCTGGATCAAGTCCGAAGTTTCTCCAGTTTTTTTCTGAATCTGCGTCGTTAATTTATTAGATTCCTCTTCGACAATTGAGGTTATCTCCTGACTCTTTTGAGCAATCAGATCATCAAAATCGGTTTTGACCTTATCAACTGCATTCACACATTCATGGTGTTTTGTCTCGATATTTTTCCTTAATTGCTCAATGTTCTCCAACCATTCGTTAACCTGGTCAATCGATCCGTGTTCTTTTTCGAAAGTTTCAATTAAAGCCTCAAGCTTCTCAAGCTTGACTTCGGCATTATTGAACCGACTCCGAAGTCTGACTATTTCGGCTTGAGTAGGGGCCTTTTCTTGCTGCTGGTTGTCTGACTCAGTCATGGCTACCTTCTCTTATCAGAATTGATGTACAACCCGAAAACAATACCAGCAAGGAAGGCAACGATGGAAATAAGAGTGGTAACTTCGAAGTGAGAAATCATGATGAGCTCCTACAAGACTGTTGGGTGAGCGTCCTTTAACGTCTCCACTGTTCATCGAACGCCTTGTCGGCGTCATACTCGCGAGAATCATCGCCATAGAGCTGGCGCTCAAAGCGAGAATTCAGAGGCAATCTCACAGGAGCCGCAAAGGTAAGTGCCAAAGCATCGGCCAAGTCCGGCGAACGACCAATTCGTTCCTTGACCTTTTCCTTCGGCTCAAGGTACTTCTTGCCTGCTGGAGTAAATCCGAAGGTCGGGGCGCACAAGTCGGCTTGAAGTTGTGTGATGGGCGGGATAGCGCCGCCAGCCTTGAGCCACTTGCCAAGCTCCCACCACATTTCCATTCTGCGGTTGAGGTGCTGAGAGTCGATCGCCGCACCTCCGAATGGAACTTCGGTCACGTCCATTCCCAGCAGATGCAGGCGATCGATCACGCCTTGACCAGCACCTGAGTCAATAAAAACTGCCTCCGGTTTGAATGCGGCAATTTCGATTGCCACTCGATCAGCGACCGCCGTCGAGTCAAACTTGCGGATGATGATTGGTTCAAACGCAACGAGTCCCTGACGCTTGAAGATGACCGAAGAGTCGTCGCCAAATCTAGCGACGTCCACCCCCATAACGCGCGGCGCAAAGCCGTAGTCCTTTTCGTCGTAGTGACGGACGGCGGCAGCGCGCACATCGTCGATGCTGATCAAAGCGTTGTCCGCCGCCGCATTGAAGTCGCACATGAACTCCTGGCGGAACTCGTTCTCGCTCATTTCGTTTTTAAGCGAAGCCAGTTCCTTCTCCGGGATGACCTTGGTCTGCTCGATGGAGTAAAGCATCGCAATCCAGTCGGCGTCGCCCTTGCTCATCAGCTCTAGAGCCTTGTCGTAAGTCTGCGAGAAAAGATTCACACCTTTGGGCGTGCCGATGAACACCGCCCAACCATTGCGGTCAGCGAGAGCCGGGCGGATGATTTCGCCCCAAACTTCGGGCTTCATCTGGGCGACTTCGTCCATCACAACTCCGTCAAAATAAAGACCACGAAGCGCGTCTGGATTGTCAGCACCGAAGATGCGGATGACCGCTCCGTTCGGAAGCGTAATCGAGAGTTCTCCCTCGTTGACCTTCAGCATTGGGATCGGCGCCGTGTAATGCTTGAGATACGCCCAGGCGATGGCCTTGGCCTGGATGCGGAAGGGCGCGATATAGGCGTAGAAGCCTCGCTCCTTTTGATCCGTGATAGCGCGCTTAATCAGGTGATTGACGGCCAGAACGGTCTTGCCCATGCGTCGATGTGCGACCAGAACCGAAAAGCGGTGAGCCTCCAGTTGCCCATGGATTTCGGTCTGCGGATAACGCGGCGTGTACGGGATAACAACCTGCTGCATCGGGGCTTCTCCTACTTACCCCAAGAGAACGACACGCCGCCGGCGAGTTCACGCTTGTTGTCAGCTTCAAAAAGGTTGACATGCTTGGCCAACATTTCTGCTGCCTTGTTTGCGGCAGCTGCATCGACTTGCTTCATGACAGGCTTGCCATCTTCTCCAATGATTGGCTCGCCTTCAAAGTCGAGCTTTGGGTAGGCCTTGGAGTTAATTTCGTACTGGCGTCGAATAATGGCGACAACATAATCCTTGGTAACTTGCGTGCGTTCGCTTCGTTCTGCCTTTGCTTTGGAAATCGCGGCTTGAACACAAGTTTTCCCAAGCAATTCGGGACCGATTCGATCTGCGGTTTTCGCGCTGTAGCCCGCCCGAATCGCGGCCTGAGTTGCATTCAGGTCGATTAGGTACTCATCTACAAATCTCTTCTGCTTATCAGTCAATCCGTTCTTGCTCATCCTTTCACCTTTCTAAACCCTGCCGGCAACTTGCTACGAATCAGTCCTGAACAGATCGCCCATACCGTAGAACTCGGCATTTCCATGATCTTTGCAATTTCTCGAATCGGCCGCCCTTCAGATCTAAGCATCAAAACCTGATCAACCTCATGGTCTGTCCAACGTGCAAAAGGGCTGTCTTCGCCAATCCGAACTCCTTTGTCACTGATCGCCACCACCGTTTGCTGCACTTCTGGAGTCAGCCTTTTATCCATCGTTTCACCATCTTCCAGCCAGCGACAGACTGCGACCTCCTTGAACCGTCAAGGTACCCGCGAATAGTCCTGATTGGCATATCAAGCATTCTCGAAATCTCCCTCAACGTATAACCCTCGGCACGCAGCTCAAGCGCATGCTCGACATCCGCATCGAGGTACTTTGCACGGGCGTGATCTTCTCCAATTGCCCGACCATTGTCATTGACTGCCACCCTCGTCTTCACTATCGAATAACCGAGATCCAGTCGGTCGCATACTCGAAGGCGCTTCTTCTTCAAGCCGGAAGAACCGGGGATATACAAACCTAACTTTCTGAGCTGCAACCTCGAGGCACTTCGCCCTTGCAAGGCTGCCAATTGGCAGAGTTCTTGCCTTGTCGGCGGCTCGAACAAGGAGAGCTGCAGCATCTTCTGGTAGCAGAGTTGAGACGCCGATTTTTTCGTGCGGGCCATTTAGCACCTCTTTAGTACGCTTGGACATCCCAGCCACCTCCTGAACTTTTTTTCTTTGGGAAAACGACGAAAACGGGGAATGGGTACTGAGTCGCGGCGCTCTTTGTTTTAACCTTTGCATCTTCAGCGAAAATCCGAGGCGAACCTTTTACCTCGTGAAGCTCTAGCGTGCCGTCCGGGCGAAGAACAAGAAAGTCCGGCGTGTAAAAACAAGCCCCTTCAGCAATCTTCAGCTTGAGAGCCTCGAACCAATAGGCCGTGATCCGGCCGGCGTGTTTCTCATTCTCAAGCCAGGCGGCATAGGCTTTTTCGGTCTTATTCATTTGACCGGGCTTGAGCCTGCCCTTCGCGTATAGCCTGGCTTTAGCGATGGCAGCCGCGTAGCCTTCAGCGAACATTTTTCGGCTCCCGCATCTTTGCCCGGCGCATATCTCGAATTGCGTCGAGATAACCGAGCTGAAAACGCGTCCAGAGCTCGGGGCGCCGCTTGTAGCTAGGTTGGTATTGGTTGAGCGCCTCTCCGCGCATAGCCGCGCTCCTACCCTCGTTGTATGCGTCTTTGTCTCTATCGATCCCGCTCATGCGTTTCCTCTTTGTTGTTCGTTGCTCTTCACTTGCTTGAAAATCCACGTCCTGGCTCGCATTGCCTCATCCCACTTGTCGATCTTCTCGACTAGCTCACGAAAGACACTCGTCAGCAGTCGCAGTTGAAGCACTACCACTCCAAGAGTGACCGACTGGATGAGCAGCATCACCGCCAGAAACTCGTTGCTCATGCCGCCTCCTGTCCGCACGGCAACGTCGCCGATTCCACAATCCCGACCAAGATTCGGTCGACAGCCTCTCGCAATCCGTGAGTCAGGTGCGCGGTCTCACCGATGTCCGGGAGCTTTCCGTCTGCAGCTCGAACAGTGATTTGCTCAAGGTCTGCCAAAATTCGTTTAGCGTCCTCAATAGCCTGAAAGGCCTGTTCGGTTTTTTGATTTCTGTTTCTTACAAAGGTTGCGTATGTCATTGCTCGATTTTCCCTTCGCCAAAAAATTTGACATCAGTTGTCCACACTGCGGTGCTCCAAATTCGTTATCCGCTCTTCCTGTCGTTGAATCTCTAACTCCCAGTTCTGCCGCGTTCGTTGATAAGTACCCTTTCCAGGGGGCCCAACTTGGGAAAACAACAACCAATCAGGCTTTTAGTTTTTTTAGTTCTTGCGAGTACTACGTTGCGGTATGTCGTGGGTGCAAAAGAATTGCTCTGTTTGAGAAAGACAAACTTGTTTTCCCTACAGGAAGCGGAATCCCCGCTGCCGAGTGCATGCCTCAAGAGGCCAAAGAGGTCTTCGAAGAGGCGCAAAGCATCATCAATCTGTCCCCGCGAGCAGCGTGCGCAATGCTGAGAATCTGTGTTGAACGCATGGTCAATGCATCTGGCGCAAAAGGCGGTAATCTCGACGAAAAAATCAATTCTCTTGGCCTTCCGGTGACAATGAGTAAGCTTGCCCACGTCTGTCGACTCGTCGGTAATGATGCGGTTCACAACTCCGTCATTGACTTTTCCGTAGGCAGCGATGAAGCTCTGGCCGTGTCTGGTGCACTGTCTAGATTCGCAAACCGCCTTGCTGAAGAGCTTTTCGGTATGGCCGCAGAGGCCGATGAGTGGACCGCCAAGATCGAAGCAACAAGGCCTAAGAAGAAGAAGTAACCTCATGCCGCCTCCCCAAAGATGTCAGCGGTCAACGACTTGCGACGAGACTCGCCAGAGAATCGCTGTGCTACGCATTTGCCCTTGATACGATCGACGAGACGCTCGCCGATGATCGGCACCAGATCAACCGGCGCCAAATTCGACAGGAAGATCGTCGGTCGGTTTTCGGACAGACGAGCGTCAATCACCTCAAAGAGCAACGTCTGCTCATTGATCGATCCGGACTGAACGCCCAGCTCGTCGAGCACCAGAAGATCAAGATCGACATAGCGTCGAATCGCTGCATAAGAACTCGTCTCGCTATCCGGATGCCACTGCGCACGGATGTAGCCGATCATGTCGGGAACTCGCGTGTATAGACCGGCAGCCTGCGGAAGCAAGGCTTTGATGATCGAAATGGCCAAATGTGACTTGCCGGTGCCAGGATTACCGTAAAAGAGCAGTCCATAGCCGCCTTCTCGAGCCTTTTGCCACCCAGACACGAAACGCTTGGCAAGACTGAGAGCCGCCTGCAGCTCAGGCGTATCGGCAATGAACGTGTCGAAAGTCTTATCTCTGAAATCGGCAGGGATGCATGCGCGGCCAAGAGCCTCTTCGAGACGCTGCCGCTCACGCTCAGCCTCGATCTGTGCGTAAACAGCAGCGCGACCTCTGGCAGCTTCCTCTTCCTGCAATCGATAGCAGACGGGGCAATAACCATCAGACACTTTGCGTTCACCGACAAAAACCACGCGCGCCACATAGCGGCCATGGGACTCGCAGCAACGCTCTTCGTCGTGCCACTTCACGCAACCGAAACCTTGACCGCCAACGATCTCGGCAAGCGATTGAAATCCTGTTTGCATCATCAAACTCCCCAGTTCGTGGTCCCGTCAGGGTTCACGGACTTGTCGTAATACTCTTTGCCAAAGTGGAATGCCGGATCTCTGTGCGGAGGCAATGGCGCTTTGCCGTTTGTCTGCGCCACTCTTTGCTCTTTCTGGCGTTTGATCCAGTTCATCCATGTGGAAGTCCAACCCTTGTCGCTTCGACGAGTTCCCATCCCTTTTCCTTGCGTCCAATAGAAGCGGAATTCCACGAAGACTCTCTGTGGATCGAGGTCCGGGCGTATCTGCTCGCACAGTTCCCGCCATTCGTCAGGGATGGCCTCCAGTTCGAACAAGTGCGTGATGGCTTTGCGCTTGGCAGGCTTTTTGGTCTCGGCAGGGTGCTTTACCGTGCAGACCGCTGTAGCCTCCGTGTTTGAAGTGGTGTTTTCGGCGGGTAACTCGTTCGCCGCCTGAGGCTGATCTGGCTCAAGCGAAAATGGCGAGTCGTCTACTGACAGATTTATCTGTTCATTTATCTGTTCTTTGTCTGTTATGGGTAAACGTTGTTTACCCTTACCGTAAACGTCGTTTACCGTATCCGTAATCGTTGTTGACGGTAATCCTTGTTTACCGTAAACGTCGTTTACCGTAAACGTGATTTCCGAAGGTCGTGCAATGGCCTTTTTCAGGGAAAGAACCCCCTTCGCCGCAAGAGATCTAAGCGTCTTTGTCACGCATTGCTTGGTATAGCCAGAACGTGAGCACAGCGTCTCCTTATTGGAGTCATCAGAAATAATCGCCGGGTTGCATCTTCCGCTTTCGGCATTGCGGAACGACAAAGCAACCACGGCCACGAATTTTTCGGTCGGGGTCAAGTCTTGCCGTTTCAAAATCGCAAGCTGGTCCGTCAAATTTCCGAAAGCCATACGACACCTGTCACTCAATCTTTAAAAATCGGATTGAGGACCTTTTTGGGTATACCGGTGACACGTGCTACATCTGGCACCCGCTTGGGAGGGACGGAACCAGCGGCAAGCCAAGCTTCAACAGCTTGGCGCGATACATTGAGCTGTTCAGCCAATTGGCGACGTCCTCCCGCCGCTTCAATAGCCACGGCAACCGCATTAAAACGGTCACAGCAAGCATTACTTGTCCGAGTGGTTGTCATTCAAACCTCCTTATGGCAAGCAATAGTAGCACGCTTAAATGAAACGAGCAATCTACACTTGCATAGCGGCATGCAATTTTTTCTTGCAAACTGTCGTCATAAGGAGGAAAAAATGAACAACATCCGCGAAGCAATGCAAGCCAAAGGCTTGACTCAGCAACAGGTCGCCGAACACCTCGGTGTGTCGCGACAGGCCGTTCAGCGTTGGTGCCAAGGCTTTCCGCCGTCCACGGACCGCCTCAATGCTCTTGCAACTTTTCTTGGCGTTACAGTCGGCTATCTGACAGGTTCGGAAAAAGCAACTGATGTCCAATTCGTTACAGACGTGGAGGCGCCACTTCCTAGCGACGAATACATTCGTGTCAACGTGCTTGATGTATCCGGGGCCTGTGCTGGAGAGATCGAAACTCTTGGAGAAGAAAACGCAAAAATTGTCGGCGGCGTGGATTTTTTCAAACCATTCCTGCGACAACTGTGCGGAGTCACATCACTGTCAAAGCTTGACATCATTAATACGATTGGCGATTCAATGGAGCCAACCATTTCCCGCAGTTCGTTTGCTTTGATCGATCGAAATCAAAACCTATTGCTTTCAGATGGCATCTACTGCTTTACCATCGCTGGCTCTCTTTTTGTCAAGCGCGTACAAAGACGCCCAGACGGAAGTCTCAAGGTCATTTCCGACAATACACGTTATGACCCCTTCATCATCGAACCACATGATTCTGAGCGGACGGTTATCATCGGACGCGTGGTGTACGTCTTTAACGGCATGAGACTTTGATCTCGCGCAACCGATACTCACAAATAGCCGCCTTCGGGCGGCTTTTTTTGTTGCCTTTGACAACTGAGAAGCAAGTATCACTTGCAATTAACTTTTGCTAGTGCTAGTATCGCTTTACAAGAAAAAGCAATTAACACTTGCGCATATTGCTATAAGAGCAACCACCACAGAAAACAAGGGCACACCATGACCACCAAAAAGAATGAAGAGCTGGAAAAGCGCATCTGTGAAGCCACGGTAGAAGTCGAGAAGGCAAGAGATGCCAAGCGTTACTGGGCCAGAAACGGCATGCGGGTGGCTCGAGCCATCAGTTCGTCACTCGACGATATCAACGATGGCATCGAGTGCGCAACCGACAAGGATCGAATCGAAGAGCTTCGCAGCGATCTAACTATGTGCATCGAGAAGCTCTTCGAGTGGCAAGAAACGATGGTTAAGCGTCAAGCAGCTTTAGAGGATCTTCGCCGCGCTCAATCTGGTGAACCATCGGACGAATGACAAGCTCAAGTTCCTGAAGTTGACGAAGGTTTTTGGCGATGACCCTTCTTTCCGGAACGTAATAAAGATCGCCTCCCTCAGCGGTTTTGTACTCAGGCTCAACTTTCTCTAGCGGAACAGCCCCGCTACAGACAAGAGCCAAGAAATAGAGCTCGAACTTAGAAAGAGTTTCTTTTTCAGACATACAAGTTACCTCCAGGGGTGATTAGAGAAAGTCGGTTTTCGTCTACTTCCGACCCTCTAATCATCCCACGGAGGCCAGGACAAAGGAATAAGCAAATGCTCACGCCCACGATCGACACTTTCGGCCTCGCACAGTCCGCCAGGGACATGAGATCTGCTGCTGAGATCCAGGCCAAGTTTCGCAACGATGTCGACGAGCTGATCTACAAGAGCCTCGAAACTGCCAAGGGTCGCGCCCGGATCATACTCGCCGACTACTTCGCGGACTTCCTGGAAGACGCCTTCGGTGCCACCGATGACGCCGAGACGCTTCGTAGCGAAGAACGCACGGCTTATCAGGATGCACTGACCGATGCCGAAGAAGAGGAAGCAATCCGCCGCCACCCGTGGTGAGGAGAACAGCAATGACGACACGCTTCAACCCCATCGACGGCAAGTACGAGCGCTGCATTGAACGAAACGTCTACTGCCACTTGCGTTGCCGAAACGGCAAGACGGTTGACATCAGTGTCTCGAGCTACGACGGATTCAAAGCTTGGCTGATGGATATTCCGTTCGAGGACTTTTGTCTTGGTATCCAGAACCTCAAGGCCAACACAGAGGGGGAGATCAACACCGTGCGAAGCCAGTTCGTAGCCGAATGGTCGCTCACCGACTGCGGCCTTGTCCTTGCCTACAAGGGCGGCCAAATCGATGTTTCCGCCGGCCATTCAGGCGCCTTGTCCTTGGTCGAGTACGCCGAAGGATTCATCAATGAAGTGAAGGAGCAGATCGATGCGCAAGCTGCTTAACTGGATGCTCACAGCTGACGAGCACGGCGATTCGCCAATCGGTTTGATCGTGGCCATCGCCACCTTCCTGACCTGTATGTACGCAATTGCCTGTATGCCAGTCCACTAACCCAACCAGAAGGCGCGCCCTTCTGTCTGCCGCTCCGATCGAGTTCTCTCCTGCTCGATACAAAGACCCCGGGGCGGCAGACAAAAGGACGCAACTCAATAAAAGAGACGACTAGGGGTGTGAGTCCCCGGACGCTTTGAAGCTCTTTGGCAAGAGTGGAGCCGAGCGCGGCACGGGTCCGTAGTCAACCGAGACACCGTTAGCGGGGGTGCAGCCGCCCCGTCAGGCCAAGCTCCTTTCGTAAGAGAGGAGCCACGTGAGGCCGCTCTAATTCCGTAGATTTCTACAGAATTGAAGCGGCTTTACGTGGATTTGTAACCAGACACTGATTTGCGGTGCTATGCGTGGATATGCGTGGTTTTGAAGCTTGATATAAATCAAAAAAGGGTGTCGAGTTGTTTCTGAAAACTTTTCTTTCCGGACAAAAAAAGTAACATACGCCCCAACAACACCCCGCAAGCTTAGCTCAGTGACGAGAGTCATTGATGACTGCTCACTCGGCGGGGTTCCCCAATACGGCCCTCGAAAGTACTGGTATCCGGTAGATAAAGGATACTTGGAAATCTGGGCCCTTTTCTTACCTGCCTCTATATGACAACTTCCAGCTCTCCGCATTCCGACACTGACTTCCATCAACATGACCACTTCTTGAAGCCGATAAAGCGGATAGCCATTCTCGTTGATGGCGGATTTTATCGTTGGAGAGCACATTCTCTATTTGGAGAGAAAACTCCAGAAGATAGAGCAGATGAATTATTTAGGTATTGTTTGGCACACGCAAACAACAAACACTACATAGGGGACGTTTACAGGATCTTTTATTACGATTGCACCCCGTCAACCGAAATTGTCTATAACCCAATCAGTAAAAAACAGATTCATTTGGGTAAGACGGAGCTTTTTTCTTGGCAATCAAAATTCATTGAACAGCTCAAGCAGAAGAGAAAAATGGCTCTTCGAATGGGCAAGTTGTCGATCCATACTCCGTACATCTTGTCCAATTCTAAAATCATTAAGAAGCTGAGCAGTGGCGCCATTCAGTGGAATGATTTAAAGGATAGTGATCTGACGTTAAATATCGAGCAAAAGGGCGTTGACATGCGGATAGGTGTCGATATTGCATCTCTTGCATTTAAGCGACAGGTTGATCAAATTGTGCTCATTTCCGGCGATAGTGATTTTGTTCCCGCTGCAAAATTAGCCCGCAGAGAGGGAATTGATTTCATCGTAGACCCTATGGGGGCAGATATTGCGGATGATCTGTTTGAACATATTGACGGATTACAAACTAGATTTAAGAAGTTCCTGCCAAAAGAAAAAACAAACAATCAATGCTCTTTAACACGAGACCAAAACGAAGATATCTAATTTGATCAGCCGCCTCCGGGCGGCTGTTTCGTATCCACACCAAGCCTCGCACCAGCGGGGCTTTTTCTTTTTCTGGAACCGACATGAAAGAGGCTTACTTCGACCCGGCACTTCAAAAGCACAGAGAGCGCCAAGAGCTGATCCACAAGTGGCAGCGACGTAGAGCGCTCTTCAAAAAGTACCGCGTGCTAATCGCCAGCAGCGCAGTCTCCTTCGCCGGAGTGGCTGCGCTTCTTTTTTGGAAACTCTTACCGTTCATCTAGGGACACAACCATGACATCAGCAGAACGCCTTGAATGGCTCAAGACACGACAAACAGGCATCGGCGGCAGCGACGTCGCCGCAATCCTCGGACTTAGCCGATACAAGTCGGCACTTGACGTTTACAACGACAAGGTCGGAGAAGTCTCCGACTCCGAACAGAGCCAGGCTGCCTACTGGGGAACTCAGCTCGAAGACATCGTGGCCAAAGAGTTCCAAAAGCGAACCGGCATGAAAGTGCAGAAGGTCAATTCGCAGCTCTCGCGCGACGGCTGGATGCACGCCAACATCGACCGAGCCGTTGTGAACCCCGAACTCTCGGGTAACGTCCGAGTCCTTGACGAAGACAAGCAGGCCGAGACTGGTCGCCTCCTCACAACCGACGCGATCCTCGAGTGCAAAACTGCCTCAAGCTTTATCGCTGATCAGTGGGGCCAGAGCCAAGAGGCCGAGATCGTGGCCGGCAAAGCCGTCGTCGAGCACAAGATTCCGATCTACTACGAGACGCAAGTGCAGTGGTACATGGGCGTGACTGGAGCCAAGCGTTGCTATGTGGCAGCTCTTCTCGGCGGACAGGATTTCCGCATCTATTGCGTCGAGCGTGATGACGACGTGATCGAAGCGCTTCAGCAGCAGTGCCGTGAGTTCTGGTTTGAACACGTACTCAAGCAGGTACCGCCTTCCCCGGCAACGCAGGAAGAAGTTCAGAAGCTTTTCACTCAGGACGACGGTCAGATGGTCGAAGCCCCCAACGAAGTGGCTGCCGACATCGGGGAACTGAGAAACCTCACAGAACGCATCAAGGAACTCGAAGGCGAACAAAAGGTTGTCAAGGATCGAATCTGCGCAGCCCTCGGCGAAAAGACAGGCTTCACCATCGCAGGAGAGAAGGCCTGCACTTTCAAGTATCAGAAAGCAAATCGATTCGACTCGACCCGATTCAAGAAAGAGCAGCCAGAGACTTATGCGGCATACGTCAAAACTTCCGAATCACGAGTTTTCCGGCTCTCGGCTTAAGACATTGGAGACACAAACATGAGCACCACCGAACAACTTAAAAGAACCGTTGCTCCGGCAAAAGCACGCGCAGCCGCAACCGCGGCTACAACCGCCAAAACCGGCACTATGCTCGACATCGTGCGCAGCAAGTCCTTCCAGGCGCAAATGGCGCTTGCCCTTCCAAAGAGCATGACGGCCGAACGACTGACACGTATCGTGATGACGGAATGCCGAAAGGTTCCTGCTTTGATGCAATGCAATCAGGAAAGCTTCTTCGGTGCCGTTCTGCAGTGTGCACAGCTAGGGCTCGAGCCCGGCAGCGCCCTGGGGCACTGCTACCTGCTGCCCTTCGGCAATGGCAAGTCTCGCGATGGCCGTCCGAATTGCCAGCTCATCATCGGCTACCGCGGCATGATCGATCTCGCTCGCCGATCCGGACAGATCGTTTCGATCAACGCCCACTGCGTACACGAAGCCGACGAATTCGAGTATGAACTCGGTCTTCACCCGGACATTCATCACAGACCTTCGCCGCTCGCAGAACGCGGTCCCGTGACATACGTCTATGCCGTGGCCGTCCTCAAGGGCGGCGGCGTGCAATTCGAAGTCATGAGCCGTGCTGAGATCGAAGCTGTGCGTGCGCAGTCAAAGGCTGGCAAGTCCGGTCCCTGGGTGACGCACTGGGACGAAATGGCACGCAAGACAGTCGTGCGCAAGCTCTTCAAATACTTGCCAGTGAGTATCGAAGCTGTTCGCGCCGTCGAGATCGACGAGAAGTCTGATCGTGGCGAGGCCGTCACCGAAGACGATTTCATCGACACCACGTTTGTTGACAAGGGCCAGGAACTTGAACCCGTCACACCGGTTGAAGAACCGGCAGAAGAAACCCCGCAACCCGAACCTGAAGTGGCACGGCCGGACATCCCGGACGAGTCCTGGGTCAAGGCATACTCACAAGGAACTGACACACCATGACAGACGTCAAAGCAATCGCAAAAGAAGTCGTCAAGGAACTCAAGCGCGGGCAGTCCATAGTGGTCACAGCCTCGGACATCGCGCTCATGTGCGCCTATGCGCCCGACAGCAAGCCCGTGAGGGACATGCTCGCAGACCCGACGTTTCCGCCCTGCGTTTCCCTCGTTGAGGGCGGCACCCGCCGCTACCTTCGCAAGGACGTGGAAAGATGGATCGAGCGCAAGTTCCAAGACGAAAGCAGGCTTGCCCTGCAGACCTTTCGAGCATAAGGAGCAGCCGCAGCAATGCGGCCTTTTTCATGCATGAAAGACCTACTTTTGATTCTCGACTCGCTCGGACTCGCGGCCTTCCTGATCATGCTCACTCTCGGGATTGCCGCGTCAGGCATCCAGTGGTGGATCGAACTTTTCTTTGAGTAATGACATGGATCTCGAGCCTAACAGACCGAACCAAAGTAGCTTTCTCGACTACCCAAAAAACCACCAACGAAGTGTAAATTAGGGTTAGCATGCAACCTGCGCTTGCATGTTTGATGTAGAGTGTCGGTGTAAACGAGAGATTTACTTTTGTTAGCCCCCTCCACTTTGCTAATCAATTGTTTTTAAAGACTTTATTTCTCTATCTCTGTTAAGCAAATTTAACACTTTGTTTAACGAATCCCTCGCTTAGGACATCTGCAATGCTCACCTGCATGGAAGTCGCCAATTACCTACTCTCCAAGACTGACGAAGAGGCGGGCGACGTGATCTCAAACCTTAAGCTTCAAAAGCTGGTCTACTACGTTCAAGGCTTTTCGCTGGCAATGAACAACAGACCGATGTTTGAGGAAGACATTTACGCTTGGCAACATGGTCCGGTTGTGCCCAGCCTCTATCACAACTTCAAGGATAACGGCGCGTTCGGCATTCCGAAGCCTGTTGATTTTGATGTTTCGACTATCCCGGCCGAAGATCGCGAACTCATGGATGAGGTCTATGACGTGTACGGGCAATTCTCTGCGTGGAAACTTCGCAACATGACGCATGAAGAAGCCCCCTGGAAGAACACTCCTATCAACTGCGTCATTTCCAAAGAATCTATGAAGAACTTCTTCAAGGGTCTCATTGATGTCGAAGAAACGAATCAAGCAACCAGCGCTTGAACAGCGGAGAAAAGTAAAGCTCCCCAGTTCAAGCGACATGGAACGGCCGGATGAACTTCATCCGGTCTTTTCGTTTGAGCACATGGTTCCCGGCTTCGATGTAGAAGGTTGTGAAAAAACAGATCGCGCCAGTTTGGCACTTACACTATTGAAACTAAGCAAACTGACATGGGCACAAATCAAACAAAGCCATCGTCACGGCTTGGGGTTCGAGACGATTGACAACGGCAGCATCCGTGCCGGCATCCCGCCGATCATCACGCCAGACGTTCGCCTGCTCGCCTTCCGATTCTCAGGAAAGAAGCCTATGGTCGGCTACCGCATCGGCCGAACGTTCTACATCGTCTGGCTTGATCGCGACTTCACCCTGTACGACCACGGGTAACGTTTTGATTGCGCCTCAGAATCGGTTATACTTTCCCTGCTTCTAAATCGAAGCGCGGGATTGGCGTCCCGTTGATAAGGCGCACAGCCGCCTACCGTTGATGCGGCTTTTTTGTTGGCTGAGCGTAGGGGTGTAACTTAAAGTTACGCCCACAAAAAAGGGGGTAGCATTTCACGACCCCCTTTGCAAGACTCCTTTACGAGCAGGCTTGCAGGCTCCTTCGGGAGGCCGTTTCCTTATCACGGTACGCCAACCTGCAACGCCTGCTCACCCGATTGGCGTCGGAGAGCAGGGTTAAAAACCTTGATAAGGAGTCAGAGATGACACTCGCTATTTTCTCGTTCGAGAGTTCTCAAGTCCGCACACTGGGCACCGCTGAATCGCCGCTGTTTGTTGCTATTGATATAGCTGTAGCCCTTGGTTATCAAAATGCGAAAGACGCCCTTTCGCGTCACGTCGATCCTGAAGACCTCACAAAGCAAGAGATCGAAACCAAGGGAGGTCGCCAGACGGTCAACTGCGTCAACGAGTCAGGCCTCTACGCCCTGATCTTCGGCTCAAAGCTCGAAAACGCCAAACGCTTCAAGCGCTGGGTCACAAACGAGGTTCTGCCCGCCATCCGCAAACAGGGTCATTACGAATGCCCGATCGCAACCATCACGCCCTCGCAACAGCTCCAGCTGCGCGAGGAAGTCGCCAGACGTGCCAAGGCTGTGTCGGCTCACTACCAGACCGTGTACCGCGCGCTCTACGCACGCTTCCAAGTCCCGCGCTACACCGAAATCCTCGCAAAGGACTTCGGCGCCGCAATCGACTTCATCCGCACGGTTGACCTGAGAACGCCCGTCGTCCGCGATGAAGAGCCGGCTCACGAGATGCTTCCGACTGCCAAGGCGCAAGTCCTTGCCTCGGTCGAGTTCTGCGAGCACGTCCGCACGCTTGTCTATTGCTGGCGATACCTCTTCAAAAAGGAAATCGATCTTGTCTATCAAACCATGCGTGCCATGAAGTCGCCTCACGCGCCCATGCTCTGGGAGGCCATCCACGATCTGAACCTCATCTTCCTCGAGAAGGACCTCGAGAAGGTCGGATTCCCAGTCAAGGAGCTGAAGTGCTACCAATATTGGGCCGCACACAACAACGCTGAATAAACAAATTCACAGCCGCCTCCGGGCGGCTTTTTTATTGCCATGAACAAACCAAAGAAAAAGCGCACAAAAAAGTACCAGCCCGGCAGGCCGAAGATTCCGACGTGGGCATACGACGCCTGGGGGCAACTGACTGAGTCCGACATCAAGCGCATCGACGACGTGGTCAATGTCGATCTCAACCTGATCCGATTGGGAACATACGATCCGGAACGGTACGAAGACATCCTTTTCGCGCTGAAACAGTTCTACGCCTTCGCCAAACGTTTTAAAGGTTCAGCCGAAAACGAACTGCTCGCCACGATGGGGACAGCCGCGACGCAGTGCCTTTTGGGACTCTCCGAAGAAGCTTACAAGACCGGCAAACCTGCCAAGCCGTCTTACGTCGAGGCAATGTTTGAGCCGCTTGAGCACGCTCTCGCTACGTACTCACTCATGATGCGCGAGTGCTACCGCAGTGAGCATGAAACGGCCAGACGCGAAGCCCGTCGAATGAGCCTCACCAAAGCAATCATGGAAGTCGGAGATGGCGGCTGCTGGATCGTCGATCCAAAAGACTCCACCCAAAAAGGAATGGACAACCTAGGCAAGGTTGGCATCGCCTACGTTCACCGACGCTGCGAGATTGGGTACCTGGAAGAAGACGAAGGCGCCATCTTCTGGTGCATTCCTGACAAACAAACTTTCATCAGACTGGATAAACCAACTTTGGTTTTGCTATTTGAAAAGGAACCGAGCCATGCAAGAGCCATCCTCAACCAAACCAAGTGATGCGAAAACACGGATCGTGCCGGTGAGTTACCCAAAGATGACCGTCAAACTCCGGCCCCTTCGAAACGGCCGCATACGGCTCACTTGTCAAACAGCAAAGAGGCTGATCTGGCTGATCGACATGAGTGACCAGGAAGCGCTAGCACTGCAGGCAGCAATCAACGATGCGCTGATCGAATTAGACAATGAGGCTTACAATGACAACGTCCGCAGATAAAAATACTTTTTCACCAGAAGAACAATTCCTTCGCGCCTGGGATGTGGCGAAGTTACTTGGGATTTCGATTCCAACCGTATGGAGATGGGCAAGGGAAGGCAAGCTTCCAAAGCCCGTGAAAATCTCTCAGCGCATCACTGTTTGGAAGAAAACGGAAATCATCCCTTGCGTCGAAGCTTTGCAGGCTGGTTGAGCTTCGAGCAGCAAAACTCCCCCCAAGCATCCATGATCCGCCGCCGCTCTTCCAACATGGCGGCGCGATCATAGGCTCCACCATAGCCGTCATCGAGCTTGTGCGCTAGGCATAGCTCAACGGCGTCTCTATCGAAGCGCTTCAAATTTGCATCCAGCTTCGTCCACGTCTTAAACGTCGCGCGAGATGTACCGTGGACTGTGATGCGAATGTCCTTCCCCAATGTTTCAGTCTGAGCCTTGTCGATCCACAACGGCAAGCCTTGTCTCTTGGCCTGTTTGTTCATATCGCCAACAATTTGACCTAACCCGGTATCTGACATCACCTTATGCTGGTAAGGGGATGGGAAGACCAGATCGGTGTTGGCCATTCTCGGCAGTGACCTGAGCAACCGAATTGCTGCCTTGCTCAGCAAAACGACAAAAATCCCTCGACCTTTAACCTTCATGGCCGATTCCGGGCAAGTCCACGTGCCGGCCTCCAGATCAATGTCAGACCATCTGGCAGTGCGCACCGCCTTTGAACGCGAAGCAGTCAAAATCGCGAAGGCAAAAGCCTTACTGGCGATCGTGCCCCAGTTCATCAGTTCGCAAAAGAACTCCGGCATCTCCTCCGGATCCAGTGCACCCATATTTCGAGGCTGCTTGACATGGGGCGATAGGTTCTCGAGCAAAACTCCCAAGGCACCTCGCTTATCGGCAGGATTTTCACCCTCCAACATTCCCATTGCCTGCGCCCATCGAAACACTCCGTTGATGATGGTGAGGCACTTGTTCTTGGCCTCCGTCGTAGTTGTCCAAATGGGTTTCAGGCACCGAAAGACATCCTGTGCCCTAATTGCATCAACCGGCATCTTCCCGAGTACCGGATTGATGTTCCGCGACAGATATGCTTCAACGACAGACACTCCTCGCACATTCTTATCGTAGTAGCCAGTTTTGACTCTGGCATCCAGCCATTGCTTTGCGACAGCCTCGAAAGTGCCTGCTTTGACCTGTGGAGACACTAAAACAGCAAGTTTGCGCTTCTCTCGTTGCTCCCGACGTTTTTGCGCGATGTCATGACCGTCTCGTACATCGGCAGCATACTTTGCTGCTTTCTCACGAGCCTGAGCCAGCGTGATTGAAGAAGTCGTCCCCAGTGATACAAAAGATCTTTTTCCTGTCAGAGGCGAGGCGTACCGGAAGACGTAGTACTTACCTTCGCCTTTTACCATCAGGTAAAGACCATTAACGCCACCCAAACAGGTAAGACCTTGCTTAGTAATGGCTGCCACCTGTTTTACGGTCAGAGGTTTTACTTGTTTCATTCAAAGAATTTCAATGGTATAACCGACCGAAAAGTTATACCATACGGAAGCACTCTTTGCTAACTTGTCGCGATACGTTGTGATATTAAAAAAGCCACGACTCACGGGGCTTTTATTCAACATCTGATCCGTTACGATCTGTCGTGATTCTCTAAAATGGTGCGGATGGTCGGACTCGAACCGACACGCCTTGCGGCGTCAGAACCTAAATCTGGTGCGTCTACCAATTTCGCCACATCCGCGCAAATCGGAGCGCGCATTGTACCTGAAAGCAGTTTACTTGCGCGCTCAATTATCAGAGCAGATTATTTGCCGCTTTCCTTATCCTGGCAGCAGCACTGGCCTTCACCGTGGTGATGATGACCTTCACCGCCACAGCAGCATTCGCCTTCACCGTGGTGATGGTGACCTTCGCCGCCACAGCAGCATTCGCCTTCACCGTGGTGATGGTGACCTTCGCCGCCGCAGCAGCATTCGCCTTCACCGTGGTGATGGTGACCTTCGCCGCCGCAGCAGCATTCACCTTCATCGTGGTGATGATGTCCGCCGCAACCACAGCCACATTCACCCTCCTCGTGATGATGGTGACCGCCGCAGCCACAGCCGCATTCACCC